TAAAGCCGGTTATAACACTATGAAAATAAAAGGCGAAAAATAGTGAAAGTTAAAGCACCAAAAGGATACCACTGGATGAAACAAGCTAAAGGTGGTTATAAGTTAATGAAACATACAGGTAAGTTTGTAAAACATAAAGGTGCTAGTTTAGAAGCAAACTTTCCAATTCAAAAGGTTCATAAAAAATAATGGCTACAACATATCTTGACATAACTAACGAAGTATTAAGAGAACTTAATGAAGTTCCATTAACGTCTTCAAACTTTGGAGCTGCTACAGGTATTCAAAAGTTTGTAAAAGATTCAATTAATAAATCTTTGTTTGATATAGCTAACGAAGAACCACAACTACCTTTTTTCTCAGCAGGAGTCAGTGGAGCTACTGACCCTTTTTATGGTAACGTAACAGTCCCTAGTGTAGCAGGACAACGATGGTACTTACTAAAAGCTGATAGTTCTAGTATTACTACAGACTATGCTTCTGTAGACTGGGATGATTTCTACGCTACAACAATTAACGTAAGTGGAGAAACAGCTCCTCACGTCTCTAAAGGTTTAAAATTTATTTCACATACAGATTGGAAAAGATATTATAGAGACAGTGAAAATGCAGACGATGCAAATACACAGGCATACGGAGAGCCTAAATTCGTAATTAAATCTCCAGACAACAGGAAGTTTGGATTAAGTCCAATACCTGACAAAGTTTATAACGTACACTTTTATGCTTTTACAAAGCCTGTAGAGCTTGTAGCACATGGTGACACGATAGCATTACCAGACCAATATGCTAACATTATAACTGCTAAAGCTAGATACTATGTATGGCAGTTTAAAGAAAGTCCACAACAAGCAGCATTTGCTTTAGAAGACTTTAAAAAGGGAATGAAATACATGAAGTCTAACCTCATGAATCCAGCTCCTAATTATATGACAGACGACAGAACCTACTTTTAAAATATGCCAAGTTCACAACCTTATACCGTTGCCTGTAACGGAGGTTTGGTAAAGTCAGTAAACTCTATTGACTTACTTAAAACTCCGGGATTAGCAAAGACATTACAAAACTTTGAAGTAGCTACAGAAGGTGGCTACAGACGTATCAATGGTTATACAAAATATAAAATTGATGGTGTCACAGCTTCACAACCTTCAGGGACAACTGAAAATATCTTAGGAGTTTTTCCTTATGCAGATGGTGTAGTTGTTTGTGTAAGTGATGACATATACTTTAGTAACGATGGAGCTAACTGGTTACAGATAAATAAATTATCTGCTAATTCAGGAGATGACCACACAACCTTTACAGGTAAAGCTGTAACAGCTAGAACTAATCAAGGACAATGTTCTTTTGCATTGTTTGAAGGTGCTACATTTGATTATGGTGAGTTAAACATAGCTGATGGAGCTAATGTTGTTTTTAGTTTTAGAATGGAAGGTACTGGTAATTTAAACACTAGAACTTTTTTTACTAGTGAAGTTCAAGTAGATACAACAAAATCTGTTAAATATGTTACAGTACATGACCATCACTTAATTGCAGCAGGAGTTGAAGATAACTTAAATACTTTATACTATAGTACAAAAAATACTTTTTCATCTTTTAATAATACACAAAAAATTGCTATATCAGACCAAATAGTAGGTATTAAAGGTTTCCGTGAAGACTTATTTATATTCTGTGAGAATAGTATTCATAAACTTATAAATATAAATGATTCTAATAACATAGCAATCGTTCCTGTCGCAGAAAACGTAGGTTGTTTAAGTGGCTACAGTATTCAAGAGATTGGTGGTGACTTGATGTTCTTAGCACCGGATGGAATAAGAACAGTAGCTGGTACAGCAAGAATTGGTGACGTAGAGTTAGGAACAGTTTCAAAAGCTATACAGCCTGTAATAGTTAGTTTAGCAAGAAACATTGATAACTTTACAATTAGTAGTTTAGTTATTAGAGAAAAGTCACAGTACAGATTATTCTATACTAATACAGGTCAGCCTAATGCTTCACAAAAAGGAATCATAGGAACACTTAGACCAAACGGATTTGAATGGTCAGAAACAAAAGGATTAGAAGTTACAGCAATAAACTCTAACTTCGATGAAAGTGGAATAGAAGTTTATTATCACGGAGATAGTAATGGCTATGTCTATACTCATGATATAGGTAATAACTTTGACGGTGGTAACATAGATGCAATATATCAAACTCCAGACTATGATTACGGAGACTTAGGAACTTTAAAAACTTTGCACTATATTAAAATGTCAATAGCTCCAGAAGGAGACGTAGCTCCTACATTAAGAGTTAGATACGATTACGATAGTACAGATTTACCACAACCAGAAGACTATACGTTTACTGTAGATGCTCCTTCTTTATTCGGTGGAGCTACATTTGGTTCTTCACTTTTTGGAGCTGGAGAACAACCATTGGTTAGAGTAGCATTACAGGGTAGTGGACACAGTAACTCTTTTAGAATTTCAACAAACAATAAAGTAGCACCATATATAGTAAATGGTTTTTACATAGACTTTATACCTTCAGGCAGGAGATAATACATGGCAAGTTATACTAGACAAAGTACATTTTCAGATGGCGATTTAATAACTGCTGCATTATTTAATAACGAATATAATCAGTTAGTAGATGCTTTTGATAATGCTCTTGGACATAAACACGATGGTACTGTAGGTGAAGGACCAGTACTAAGTGTACTTGGTGATGCTGGATTAGCTACACCACTTAACAAAATTTTAGTAGATACAACTAACGACCATATAGAATTCTATATAGATGTATCAGGAACTTCAACACAACAACTTTACATAGCTGATGGAGCTATAGTACCTACCACCAATAACGATGTGGACTTAGGTACAAGTGCTTTAAAGTTTAAAGACCTTTACTTAAGCGGTAATACAAACATTGCAGGTAATGCAGTTGTTACAGGTAATTTAACTGTAGAAGGTACAACTGTAACTTTAAACACTGCAACACTTGATGTAGAAGATAAAAACATTACACTGAACTACGGTGCAGGTGATACATCTTCTAACGCTAATGGAGCTGGTATAACTATTCAAGATGCTGTAGATGCAAGTACAGATGCTACTATTCTTTGGAATGCTGCAAATGATAGATTTGATTTTTCACATGCTATAGATGTTACAGGTTCTGCTACTGTAGATGGTTTGACTGTTAATGGTGATGTAATCACTACAGGTTATGTGGATATTCCTAGCTATATTCGTCATTCAGGTGACACTAATACCTTTTTTGGGTTTCCTTCTAATGATGACTTTCGTGTATATACCAATGGTAATTTACGTTATCGCATTGAGTCAGGCGGAGACATATCTTTTTACGAAGACACAGCAACAACTGCTAAGTTTTTCTGGGATGCAAGTGCTGAATCTTTAGGTATTGGAACGACTTCTCCACAGGCTAAATTACAAATAAACGATGGCGATTTATATTTTGATAATGATTCATACAGTGATAACAACAGAATAGGTTTTGGTAATCCTGCTAGAAACGGAGATGCGGGTTACATTGATTATATAGGTCAAGGCAACTTTACAGGTCATATAGCATTTGGTCTTGTTACATCAGCTACAAATACAGCAGCTACAGAGGTTGCTAGGTTTGATAATAATGGACGATTAGGTATTGGGACTCAAGTACCAAGCACTACATTAGACGTAAACGGTACTATAACTTACGGAAGCCTCTCAGACGGTACAATAACCATAACAGGATTTGCCGATGAAGACAACATGGTTTCAAACTCTGCAACGCTTGTACCGACTCAACAGTCTGTAAAGGCTTATGTAGATAGTCAAGTTGGTACAGTTGATACACTTTCTGAAATATTAGCAAATGGTAATACAACAGGCGGTACTGATATAGCTTTTGGCGATAATGATAAAGCTACATTTGGTGATTCTAATGATTTAGAAATCTACCATGATGGTAGTAGTAGTTATATAGTTGAGCAGGGACAAGGTAGCTTAATAATAAGAGGTGGTTTAAATACATATATACAAAACACCAATGGCGTCACAATGGCAGCTTTTGGTATAGGCGGTGCTGCACAATTAAGGTATAGCGGTAGTACTAAGCTACAAACTCAAAATACTGGTGTTGATATTTCAGGAACGCTAACAAGTGATGGTTTGACTGTTAATGGTGTTGCATCGATAAATGCGGGTGGAAATAATACACATACAATTGGTAGGCTTATCATTGATTATGCTGGTAGTGGCAATCCAAAACTTATGTCAGAAGGTGGAGACCAAATATCTATAGAGGCAGACCTAAATATAGTGGGCGGTGAAGTTATAAAAACAACATCGCAACCAAGTCATTTTAATTTTAAACAAGCTAGAACAGGTTACGATATTGCTTTCTATACAGCACCTACAGCTAATAATACTTTTGTAAAAGCACTAGAGATTGACGGAAGTGGAGACATCTCATTCTATGATGATACAGGTACATCACAAAATCTCAAATGGGATGCAAGTGCTGATACTCTAAACTTTGTAGATAATGCAAAGGCTACATTTGGTGCTAGTAATGATTTACAGATTTACCATGATGGGTTTAACAATTATGTAGATGGTATTTCTGGGGCTGTTTTTGTTCGTGGCAGTCGCATTGACCTTCGTGGTGCAAATAATGAGTTAATGCTTGTTGGCAACCAAAATGGTTCGCTTATATCTTATTACGACAACGCCCCCAAACTCGCCACCACAGCCACAGGCATAGACGTAACAGGAAGAACTACCACAGATGGACTAACCACTTCTGCATCTTTAATAAGTACTAGTAATTCAAATAGTCTTGGTGGTACTACTTTTACATCTTCAATATCAACTGTTGGCTTAAACTCATCAGCAGCTATAACCTCTACAAGCAACTCTAATAGTTTTGGTGGTACAAGCTTTACTTCTAATATAGACGTAACAGGAACAGTTACAAGTGATGGTTTGACTGTTTCAAAAGCATCAGGAGATATTGCAACTTTAGAAGGCACTGGAACTACTGCTGATGCAGAAGCTAATCTAGTATTTAATCCCGTATATGATGTAAATGCTAGAATTGT